AGTAAGGTTTCTGAAGATTACTCTAAGGTGATGACGGCTGACTTTGTTATGTCTGTAAGTCGTAAGGTTGAGGATAAGATTGCTAATACAGGTAGAGTTCACGTAATCAAAAACAGATTTGGTATTGATGGAATAACATTTCCTGCAGAAATCAATACAAATACAGGTCACATACAAGTGTATGAGGCTTCAACGCAGGGTGGAAAATCAACGCAAGGAAAGATGAATAATTCAGAAGAATATCTAAGACAAACTTTATCTAAGAAATATAAAGATATGGGTGGATTTGAGTAGATAAGAACCAGTATATATTATACTTATATATTGTGGGAAATAAAATAATTAATTAGGAGTTACGATGGAAAAGTTTACGTTATCAGAAAATTTTATAAATAAATACAAAAGAAAAAAACCACCATTCGGTTTCAACGGATTAGGTGAGTTGGTTTATATGAGAACCTATTCAAGAATTAAAGCAGATGGAAAGAATGAACGTTGGTGGGAAACTGTCAAAAGAGTCGTAGAGGGAACTTACTCTATGCAAAAGAATCACATTGACTCACATCAATTAGGGTGGAATCCGTGGCAAGCTCAAAAGTCAGCACAAGATATGTATGAGCGTATTTTCAATATGAAGTTTTTGCCGCCGGGCCGAGGTCTTTGGGCTATGGGAACAGCCATAACCGAAGAGAAAGGTTTATACGCCGCCCTCAATAATTGTGCATTTGTATCAACATCAACAATCAAAGATGATATGGCAAAACCATTTTGTTTCCTTATGGATGCAAGTATGTTAGGTGTCGGTGTAGGATTTGATTGTAAGGGTGCGGGTGAAATTATTGTTAAGGGTATAGATAAATCACGTGATGAAATTACATTTGAAATACCTGATACTCGTGAGGGTTGGGTTGATTCTTTAAAGGTTCTTTTAGAATCTTACTTTCAGGGAACTGCTCCTGTAGAATTTGATTATACAAAGGTAAGGCCGGCTGGCGCAACAATCGCTGGTTTTGGTGGTGTTTCAAGCGGTCATGAACCTCTCTTAGAAGTACACGAAGATATTAGAAAAATATTAGAAAAGAATAAAAATGAACCAATAACAACAACAACAATCGTAGATATAATGAATCTTATCGGTAAATGTGTAGTGGCTGGTAATGTTCGTAGAACTGCCGAAATTGTATTTGGTGAGCCAGATGATCAAGAGTACTTAGATTTAAAAAACTACGAAGTTAACCCACATAGGGAACAATATGGATGGACAAGTAATAATAGTATTTATGCCGAGCTTGGGATGGATTATACTGATGTATGTAAACGAATTGTGGACAATGGTGAGCCTGGTTTTGCTTGGTTAGAAAATATGAAAAAGTATTCTCGTATGAAGAATGGCGGGGATAACAAAGACCATAGAGTTATGGGTGGTAATCCTTGTTTAGAACAATCATTAGAGAGTTATGAGTTATGTTGTTTAGTAGAAACATTTCCAGCTAATCACGATTCATTAGAAGATTATCAGAGAACTTTAAAGTATGCTTATCTGTATGCTAAAACAGTTACATTAGGAAGAACACATTGGCCTGAGACTAATAGAGTTATGTTAAGAAACAGACGAATTGGTTGTTCAGTTAGTGGTGTTGCTCAGTTCATTACTAAAAATGGTATGGAAGAATTAAAAACTTGGTTGGAGACAGGATATGATACTATTCAAGAGTGGGATAACCAATACAGTGATTGGTTCGCTGTTCCAAAGTCAATTAAGACTACATCAGTTAAACCTTCAGGTACCGTTTCATTATTGGTTGGCGCTACTCCAGGTATGCATTATCCAGAGTCTAGGTTTTATATAAGAAGAATGAGACTATCAAAACATTCAGAACTATTAGAACCACTAAAGAAAGCTAACTACCCATTAGAACCAGCATTTGGTTCAGAGGACACAACAATGGTTGTTGAAGTTCCAGTAGATGTAGGTGAGGGAATTAGAACTGTAAGTGAACTATCAATATGGGAACAATTCAGTTTAGCTGCTTTCCTACAAAGACATTGGGCTGATAACCAGGTAAGTTGTACTGCTACTTTCAATCCGGAAACAGAAGCTGACCAACTACCACACGTATTGAATTACTTTCAGTATAAATTAAAAGGTATTAGTTTATTACCAAGGCACGAATTAGGTGCTTATAAACAAATGCCTTATGAAGCCATCACAGAGGATGAATATAATACTATGGCAGGTAAGCTAGGTAAGTTATCCTTTGGTGTAATCAAAAATGAAGAAGCCGAAGTGGATAAGTTCTGTAATAACGATGTATGTGAAATTATTCCAATAGCAGGCGATAATGATGATCAAGAATATGCTAATTAAACTTATGCGGACAGGCAGTTGGCACACCTGTAGAAAAATGTGTCTTAACGTAATAAAATAAGGAGATTATGATATGCGAAAACGTAATCTATTAACTTTATTGTCAATGACATTCCTACCGATTTTCCTATACGGACAATCAATTTCAGGAATCATTGACGATGGAGATGCACCTTTGGCTGGAGCAAATGTTGTAGTAGAAGGAACTGAGTTGGGGGCTGTATCTTCGGATGACGGTTCTTATCGTGTCGAAGTGGCACCAGGGACTTATACTATAACAACTTCATTCATTGGACATTCACCAGCTTCTGAGGAAGTTGTTGTGGGTGAGGAAAATGTAGGTATTAACTTCACATTAGTGATGGATGTACTTGCTATGTCGAGTCTTGAAGTTTTGGCTTCTAGGGCTGATGAAAAAACACCTGTTGCTTATTCAATGGTTAGTAAAGAAGAAATGGAAGTTCGTCTTGGTTCACAAGACATTCCAATGATTCTAAATACTACACCATCTGTATACGCTACTAATCAAGGTGGTGGAGCTGGAGATGCTCGTATTAACGTTCGTGGTTTTAACCAACGAAACGTTGCTGTAATGATAAATGGTGTTCCCCAAAATGATATGGAGAACGGATGGGTCTATTGGTCTAATTGGGATGGGGTAGGTGATGCTACTTCCTCAATTCAGATGCAAAGAGGACTATCAGCTGTAAATCTAGCAACGCCTTCAATCGGTGGAACTATGAATATTATTACAGATCCTGCTGCTCACGAAAAAGGTGGTAAGGTCAAACAAGAAGCTGGAGCTGGTGGTTTTCTAAAAACCTCTATGAACTACAATTCTGGTTTGATGATGGGCGACAAACTGGCACTTAGTGGAACGATAGTTCGTAAAACTGGTGATGGTATCATTGATAAGACTTGGGCAGATGCTTGGGCTTATTATATAGGCGCTTCCTATCAGATGAACAAAAAGAACCGATTTGAGTTATATACAATCGGTGCTCCACAGCGTCATGGTCAAAACCTTTACAAGCAAAATGTAATGGCTTATGACCAAGAGTTCGCTAAAGAAGCAGCTGATTATGATGCTCTTTCTTCTGCCGATTCGGATGATGATGGAACAAGCGATTGGGATGAATACGTAGCAAAATTTACCAATGAATCTGGTGAAGATGCTGGTAGACTTTTCAATCAAAATTGGTCTCCTGTAGATCCTTCTTATACTGGTAAGCAATATTGGTATATGTATGGTGATAAGACAACAGACCGATACAACCCTAACTTCTTAAATGAAAGAGAAAACTTTTTTCATAAGCCGTTAGTCAACCTCAATCACTTCTTAAAGATAAATGATAACGCAAGATTATCTTCCATTCTTTATTGGAGTGGTGGTTCAGGTGGTGGAACTGGTACTTATGGTAAGATTCCTACGCTTGATGTTGATGGTAACTTAGGTGGAGAAGATTACAAATTCTACTATGGTGGAAGTCCTTGGACTCGTGATTGGAATACTCTAATCGCATATAATTCAGGTGATATGGATACTGTTTATGTAGATAAGAAAGGACTTGATAGGGAAGCTGGACAGTCAGTTGGTATTCTTCGTAACTCAATCAATCGTCAAAATACAATTGGTGCTATCTCAAAACTTAACTATGTAGTTAGTGATGAGTTAGAACTTCAAGTTGGTATCGATTGGAGAACTGCTAAAATAGAACATGCACGTGAAGTTCGTGATTTATTAGGTGGTGAGTATTATGTTGATTACGCCGATGACAATTCTCCTGATGGTAAACAAGTTGGGTTAGGTGATATTATCGCTTACCACAATCATACCACAGTAGATTGGTTAGGTGGATTCTTACAGGGTAATTATCAAACAGATAAACTAAACATATTTGGTATGGGTGGAGTATCTATGATTGATTATTCCTATCAGGATCACTTTACAGTAGCTGATGAGGTTATAGAAGCTGATGCTATTATGACTTTCCAAGCTAAAGGTGGTGCGATGCTTGATTTAGATGATATGACATCTGCCTATGTTAATGCTGGGTATGTTGAGAAACCACCAATTATGGATAATGTTATCTATAATGATGGAACGGTTGCTTCAAATCCTGCTAATGAGACATTCGTTAGTACAGAGGCTGGACTATCTTATAAGAAAGATAGTTGGTTAGCTCTAAAGTGGGGATTTTATCATACACTTTGGAATAACAGAAACTTAACTAAGTCTGTAACTACCGGACAAGGTGACTCAGGTGATACTGATGTAATCTTTCTAAGTGGTGTAGACCAAAGACATGCAGGTGTTGAAGTAGAAGCTACTATAGTACCTCATGCAATGGTTAAAATAGACATAGCTGCTAGTTTAGGTGATTGGAGATTTGTCGGTGATGCTAATGGTAATTACCAAGAAAACGAATACAATGATGAAGGACAGGTAATCGGACTTAAAACTACAGAGTATAACTATGCTCTTGATAAGTTAAAAGTCGGTGATATGCCACAGACTTCATTTGTAGGCGCTCTTACACTTACACCAGTAAAAGGTCTAAAAGTACAGGCACTATACAATTGGTATAATAATAACTTTGCCGATTGGAGCCCTACTTCTCGTGAGTATTCTGGAGATGATACAGATGCTGACAGAGAACAAGTATGGATGGCGCCATCATATTCTAAAGTTGACTTCCACGCTTCATACGCTTTACCTGAAGTTGCTGGCTTTCAACCAAAAATCTTTGCACACGTGTTTAACGCTTTAGACGAAACATATGTACAAGATGCTGTTGACCATAGTCAATACAATAGTTGGGGTGATAAAGTTCACGCCGCTCAAAATGCTGAAGTATTTCTTGGAACACCAAGATACTACAACGTTGGACTATCGGTTAATTTCTAAATAGTAAATTGAGGGGGGAAAGCAATTTCCCCCTTTTTATTAAAATAACCCTTGACTTGTATAGGGTTTTGGTTGTATATTAACGTATCGGAAATGGGGATATTATATCCTTTTTAGGAGTCTAAGATTTACAAAAATATTTATTATGACAATAAAACACAAACTGTCCATATTTGGGATGATAAAACAGGATACTATACGTTACCATATAAGAAATATGCTTACATAAAAGACAGAGCTGGTACTCATATATCTCTGTATGGGGATAAGCTAAAGAAGGTATATAGATTTGATCCAGAAACACCAAACCTATGGGAATCAGATGTACCACCTGAAACTCGTGTATTGGTAGACAACTATGCAGATTCAGAAGAACTCTCAACAGGACATCGTATTATGACAATCGATATTGAGGTTGAGGTTACGGATGGTTTTCCATATCCCGAAGATTCTAAGGATAAGATAACTGCTATTGCAGTTCATAACTCAGAAGAAGATGAATATCATTGTTTGGTATTAGATGAGAAGAAGAAGCTCAGCTTAAAATCAAAAGACAATGTGATTATAGAATCTTTCCAAAGTGAGTTTGATTTACTACAAAGATTTTTTCTAAAGTATTTAGATTGGAAACCAACTATTATTACAGGTTGGAACTCAGACTCATTCGATATGCCTTACATATACAATAGAGCTTGTAAAGTAGTGGGTTCTGATATAGCTAATTTACTCTCACCGATAAGACAGGCTAAATGGAACAAGCATCGTAAGAGGTATATGTTTGCTGGTGTTAGTTGTTTAGATTACTTAGCTCTATATAAATTATTTACTTATACCCAGCTATCATCTTATAGATTAGATGCTGTAGCTGAACATGAACTTAGTGAAAAGAAAGTTGCATACAATGGAACACTCAATGACTTATATGAAAACAATATAGATAAGTTTGTAGAGTATAACATTCATGATGTTAGACTTGTAAAGAGGTTGCATGACAAATTAGATTTCATTGATATGGCTAGAGGTGTATGTCACGTAGGTCACGTACCCTATGAAGATGTTTATTTCTCCTCACGTTATTTAGAAGGTGCTATCTTAGTCTATCTAAAGAACTTAGATATAGTTGCACCAAACAAACCACCTAGAGTAATGAAAGAAGATGGTGACAAATTTACAGGTGCTTATGTTCAATCACCACAAAGAGGAAAGCATGATTGGGTTTTTGATTTAGATATTACATCTATGTACCCATCAGTTATTATGTCTTTAAATGTGTCACCCGAAACAAAGATGGGTAAGATAAAGGGTTGGAACGTTGAAGAGTTTATGAGAGGAGATAAGAAAACTTATACTCTTATGACCGGTGAATCAGAAATGGGTAAGCTTACAGAAACGGAACTTAAAGATTTCTTTGAAAATAATAAAGTTTCCATATCATCTAATGGTGTTATGTATCGCAGTGATAAGAAAGGATTGATTCCAGCCCTATTAGAAAAGTGGTTTGATACTCGTGTAGAGTATAGAAAGCTGATGAAGAAGTTCGGTGATGCTGGTGACAATGAAAAATATACATACTT